CCGGCAAATGGAAAGTACCGAGTCAGAAGTCTGTTTATGAGGCACTCTCTGTCAAAAAGGCAACATTCCAAGACCAAATCAAGCAATACCAGAAAGACGAAGGTATCAGCGTGAACTGGACGAAGTTAACCGAAGATCAGTACAACGGTTTTATCCAGTGGTTCAAGGACAGGGCAGCAGAGGCTGAAGCAGCTGTTGAAGACCAGCAAAAGCGTGAAGATGAAAAGGCGGCAAAGGCTAAGGAGAAACTGCTGTCTAACGTGAAAAAACAAATAGAAAACTGGAAAGAATCAGGCGTAGCTGACACCGACCTGGTAACTATCATTGACGAGGTGTACGCATGAGTTTACAAAAAGCAATTAACGCAAAGTGCCGCGACTGCAATTACGACCAGTTGGATACAGGTAACTGGCGTCAGCAGATTGAATCCTGCACATCAGAAGACTGCGCTCTCTGGCCTTACAGGCCAGTGACAGGCGCTACCAAGGCGGCACGTAAGGCAGAGAAAATTGCCGCTATGACACCGGAAGAAAAAGCCGTGTACGAGCGCAAGGCAGAACTGGCGCGTGAAAGGCTGCATGGAGGACGGAAATGACCAAACACTACCCCTACGGCAGTAGCACTGCCAACAGGACGATACACTGCCCGGCGTGGCGGCGTATCTCCAGCGAGGTGCCGACACCGCCAGCATCCCAAGCCGCCAACGAAGGGACGGCCATGCACAAGCTGTTTGAAGACAGTTTAAACGATGGCATGAAGTACCCGGAGGATTCCATCGGCGAATGGGTGGCTGGCATCAAGATCAGTGAAGACATGGCCGAGAAAGTAACAGAGGCACTGGAGCTGCACGACACGGTCGCAGACCACCACGGCTTTATCGCCCATTCCGAGGTGACCATGCAGCACTCCGATATTATCGGCGGGACGGCTGATATTGTCGGGTTTAATCAGGATAAGAATGTCGTCGCGGTGGGTGACCTGAAGACAGGCGACGGTGTGATTGTGCAGGCAGAGGGTAACTCGCAGTTACTGTTCTGTGCAGCACTGGCCATCCGGCACTTCAAGCTCTATAACTGGGTCAACGACAAGACGGTATTTGTCCTGTACATCATACAGCCATCCGACCGGCGTGATGACCCGCTGGATATCTGGATGACTGACCTTGAGACGGTCAACCGTTTCTGGAGCGAGTTCGAGCAGAGCGTGTCTATTGCAGAGTATGGCGAGTCCATGCCAAGCGCCGGTTCGTGGTGCAAGTTCTGCGCAGGTGCGGCTGTCTGCCCGGCCAAGCTGGGTCAGGCATCGGCAGCGTTACACATCAAGCCTGACAGCAAGGCTATGCACAACCTGATAAACGGTTTAAACATCGTTGACGCAGTGGAAGACTGGGTGCGAGACATCCGCAAACTTGCACATGAGCAGCTCGAAGCCGGGGTTAGACTGGATGGTTGGAAACTGGTGCAGAAGCGTGCCACCCGCAAGTGGGGCGCAAGCGACATGGCGATACGCACGGCACTGACCGAAGCGGGTCTGGAGCGTAGCGATATCATCAAGGAAAGCGTTTCAACACCGGCTCAGATAGAGAAAATTTGTAAGAAAAAAGATATTGACTTCTCGTTATTGGAGAACTATATTATCAAACAGTCCACTGGCACTACCATAGCGCACGCGGATGATAAAAGGGAAGCCGTGCTTCCCATTGGAGCCTTGGCCGACATGGCTAGGCGCATTAAGAACTGAAGAAATTAGGAGCTAAAGATATGGGCTTACCTGCCAATATTTCCGAACTGTCGAAAGGCATTGCACAAACCCTGAACCGTCAGAATGTAACAGCGGTAGAGGGCAAACAGTACATGAAGATGACCAAGACTGGTCAGTGGGTGTACGGTAAAGATCAGCTTGAAGTTGAAGAAGGTTCCGAGTGGGCAATCAACCCTAACGCATTTGCGCTGGGATTCATTGCGTTCCCGGAAGAAGGTGGTCGTCCGCTGGGCGAAGAAATGGCACTGGTTCAGGACGCGCCTGTCCTTGAGTCAGAACTGCCGCACGTCAATGCACCATGGACACAGCAAGTCGGTATCCAGTTGCACTGCACGTCTGGCGAAGATGCCGGGGTTGATTGCATCCTGAAAGGCACCAGCAAGGGTCTGAAAGATGCGTTCAACGAACTGCTGAAGATGGTACTCAAGCGCATTGATTCCGGTGAATCAGCCGTGGTTCCAATCGTTACACTGGAAACCGGCTCGTACCAGCACCCGAAGAAGGCACTTGGCACGATCATCACGCCTGTGTTTAAACTGGTTAAGTGGGGTACACTCGACGGTAAAGTCGAAGACACCCCAGAAGAAAAAGAACCAGAAGTGAAAGAAGAACCAGCACGTCGTCGCAGACGCGCATAAAGGTTTGTAGCGCTCTATCGCGGGGAGTAGCGCCCCCGCACTTACCACACACAATCTGGAGTAATTTATGACTAAGAAGAAATATCTTAGCGACAGTACCATTGCGGATACTGTGCAAACACTCGTCGACGATTTGCTTGACGACCTCCCTACCGGGTTTGACGACCTCCGCGCACTGGCCATGCTGCATGACATATCCGGCCAGTTTCTCATCCAAGCCATGATGCGCTATGAAAACCGCACCCTGACCGAAGCATTGGCCACGCTTGGCAAGCTCCAGTCCGCCACATTGCTTTCTGCGGTTGAGATAGGTGGCGAAGACAAGTGCTTCATTATGGGAGAGTCCGATGGTTGTCATTGATTTTGAAACACGGTCGAAATGCGACCTTCCTGCAAGGGGCGCTGACAACTACGCACTGGATGGCACCACCGATATCCTGTGCATGGCCTTCTACAATCTGGAAACCGAGTACAAGGAAATCTGGCACCCGGACAAGGGCGACCCCTCCCCATTGATCGTTGCCGGGCTGACTGAGGCTGACTTTGTCGTCGCGCACAATGCCGAGTTCGACAAGGCCATCTACGAATACGTGGCGCTGACGTACGGCTTCCCGGAGATTGAACCCTCACGCTGGTATTGCAGCTCTGCACAGGCGCGTGTAAACGGCCTGCCTGCGTCACTGAACGATGCCGCTTGGGCTGCCGGACTGAGGTCGCGCAAGATGGCGAGCGGTAAAGACCTGATTCGCAAGCTGAGCATCCCGCAGAAGGACGGTACGTTTAATACCGACCCGGCACTGATGGAAGAAATGCGCGAATACTGTATGCAGGACGTGATAGTGACTGCTAACTTACTTCAGGTTACACGCCCCATGATGGCTGATGAGCATAGTGACTGGCTGAAGACGGTCGAGGTCAACAACCGGGGCGTCAAGGTCGACAAAGAGCTGGCCAGACTGGCTATCCGTTACGCCAGTAACGAGGCAGACGATATCAGGGAGCGCATTGCCAAGCTGACCAATGGCGAGGTGACGTCTCATACACAGACCGCCCGCATCCGTGCATGGGTGGTGAAGGAACTGACCGGCACCCCTGAGCTGGAACTGATGAAAGTGGGTACAAAGTTTACGCTGGACAAGGCGGCACGCTCTGCGTTACTGGATGCTGACTTGGCCGATAACGTGCGGGAGATTGTCGAGTTGCTGGATGACGGCAACAAATCCTCTGTGGCTAAGTTTAAACGTATGCTGGAGCTGGCTGACGACGAAGACGACCGGGTACGCGGTGCCTTTGTCTACGCCGGGGCGACACAGACCTTACGATACACCTCACGCGGATTGCAACTGCATAACATGAGACGCGACTGCTATGACGCCGAGGAGGCAGAGGTCGTGCTAGATGCCATGCGTGACGGTGCGCCGCTGACCCAGTACGGTTCAACCATGGACGTGCTGAGCAAGATGCTGCGCCCGGCACTGATACCGGCAGAAGGTAACGTGTTCGTTGTTGGCGACTGGAGTTCTATCGAAGCGCGTGTCCTGCCTTGGCTGTCTGACACCGATGGCGGCGATGCCCGGCTGAAGATATTTGAGTCCGGCAAGGATATTTACACTGAGACAGCCACAGCAATGCGTTTAAACGACCGCCAGATAGGTAAGGTCGCGGAGCTTGCCTGCGGATACCAAGGAGGACGCAACGCGTTCAAGAACATGGCGAAGAACTACGGTCTGAATTTAGATGAAGATCAGGCGCAGTATTATGTAAACCGTTGGAGAGAGGCGAACCCGTGGGCTGTAGCGTATTGGGCGGAACTGGACAAGGCCGCGATGGAAGCCTACCTGAATCCGGGAGAAACCATACAGGCCGGGATGCTGGATTATGTCTTTGTGTCGGGGCTACTTGGTGGTACGCTATTATGTCAGATGCCGAATAACACTGTTATCCAGTATCCAAGCATTAAAGTAGAAGAAGGCCAGTACGGATATTTCCTGACGTCTGTTAAAGCCTCAGTACGACCAAAGGCAGACGCAACCGAGTGGACACGCTCATCACTGTATGGTGGTTTACTCGCTGAAAATGCAACGCAGGCATTTGCTGCGGCTATACTTCGTAATACGCTGCGCAAACTAGACAACGTAGTTGCAAGCTGTCATGACGAGATTATTTTGGAAGTACCGCGTAGTGCAGCAAAAGACGTGGTAGCGCAGTTAAAAAATGCTATGTGTGAGACACCTGAATGGGCTGAAGGTCTACCATTAGTAGCTGAACCGGCGATCATGTCTAGGTACGGTAAAGCATGATTACACAGCAACAGTTAAAAGAAATTTTACGGTATGACAGTTCTACAGGCACTTTTTTCTGGATAAAACCGGCGACTAGCCATAGCCGAGTCATAATTAATGGCGAAGCTGGAAGTAAACATTCAAGAGGCTATGTACACATTTCTGTATATGGTAAAGAATATAAAGCCCACAGACTAGCGTGGCTATACGTGTACGGTGAATGGCCAAAAGGTGAAATAGACCACATAAACGGCGTTAAAGATGATAACAGAATATCAAATTTACGTGACGTAGACAGGACGACTAACTGTCAAAATTTGCAAGGTGCTTATAAGACAAATAAGCTAGACTGTTTAGGCGTGTCAAAAAGAGGTAAAAAATATTTCGCCCAAATTCAAGTTAACAAAAAGAAGTTAACTGTTGGAACTTTCGACACATTGAAAGCCGCTAATGCGGCATATCAAAAAGCAAAAGCAGCCCTGCACAACTAGCGGAGAAAAAAATACCCCGTTGGAGCGGGGTATTAAACTTCCACACAAAGAGGAATATTGAATGAACTCTCCAGATATTAACATAGATGATAACCTCGTCAACATAATACCTGAACCTTTTTCATATAATAAAGCGCGTTTAAATGATTTCTACGATTTCGTCTTTGGTGAGTTGCCAGATGACGAATACCCTTTAGGCTGGCGTGCCTCATCCGGCAGACCAAGTTTCCCCAAAGAACTGGAAACCCTGATTGAGACGGTAGCCAGATCACCTGTCGCCCACCCGCTCTACTTCGGCACTGCTACGGTTTACAAAGACCCGGACGGCAAGCTCTATAACAGGCAGAAAAACTTTGCCGGGCTGTACGTGGTCGTGCTGGACGATGTTGGTACAAAGGTGCCGATAGAGAAAATCCCGGAAAACTTGACCCCCAGTTACATCATTGAGTCTTCCCAAGGTAACTTCCAGTACGGCTATGTGCTGAAAGAACCTGTGCGGTCGCTGGCGGCTGCAAAGACCTTGATACAACTGGTGTACGAGTCCGGCCTGTCTGATGAGGGCGGCAAGATGGCGAACAAACTGGTGCGCCTGCCAGACGGTGTAAACGGCAAGAAGGGTGAGAAGGGTAAGTTCCACGTGAAACTTGTCGAGCAGACAGACCGCTACTGGACACCGGAAGAACTGCTGGCCATTATCGCGCCAAAGATCAACTGGGATGACGTGCTGAACAGCCGTGCCGTAGTGATGGACAAGATGTTGAAGAAGGCAGGCGCTGCCGCCTATGCTGACGGTGCCAAAGACTACATGACAGCAGAAGGTATCATTGACCCGGTGCTGGAATGGCTTAATACCAATAACCGCATTATCAACGATGCAGGCGACTGGGTTACCATAGAGTGTCCATGGTGTGACGAACACAGTGACGGAAACGTAGATGCTGGCTACAGTCCGCTTGGCAGGGGTGAGAAAAACTACTTCCATGGACGCGGATTCCATTGCTTCCATGAGCATTGCGCTGACAAGACCATCAATGACTTCCTCCAGCACATCCACCTTGAGGGAGCGCCATCCGTCCCGGCATACGAGTACCACTTCGACAAGATCAGCCGGTTTGTGTTCGACAAGCACAACGACGGTATCTGGGACTTAAGCCCACTCTACCCGGACTTCACTTCGACCAAGTCCATGACGACCGTGTTTACCCGCAAGACCAACGTGATGGGTGACCGGGGCATGAGCCTGATGAACGAGATGCAATACTTCTGCAAGGTGCTGGAAACCAAGACCGTCGTCAACGGCGTCAAGTTTGATGCGACTACCGAGTTACCGATCGTAATCGACGAATCAGGTAAACGCTACATGAACTCGTTTAAACCGCCTTTGTGGGGTGATGGCGACTTCAACCCGGACAATGTAAGTTTCTTTACGGATTACGTAAGATATCTTATATCGGACGAACACGATCAGGAGTATTTCCTCGACTGGCTGGCCTGCAAGGCACAGAACATGGGCTTCCGTGGTCAAGCCATTATCATGGTGGCGCTGACACAGGGTATGGGACGTACCACACTGTCCAAGCTGATAGCGGCCATATTCGGGCAGGACAACACGGAAAACGTACCGTTCGACAAGCTGACCAGTGATGGGCAGTGGAACGCGTTTCTGGCCAAGCCGTTTGTGTTTACCGATGAGACGCTGGCCATTGCCAAGGATGACAGCGTCTACAAGGTCTATGAGCGTTTGAAGGATATTGTCGATACCACGCCGAAGAAAGTGACGTTTAACCCGAAGTACGGCAAGCAGTGGACTGACTTCACCTATGCCAGCTTTATGATGTACTCCAACCATGCCAACGCCATGATGATGAGCGGGGAAGACCGCCGCTTCTACGTGATTGAGAACACCAGAGTACCGGCCAAACCGGAATACTTTGCTTTGGTCAACCGCAAGCTGGATGAGGTGTCTTACGCTAACGAGGACTGCTGGGCGCGTGATGTCTGGCGCTTCCTGCGCGAGCGTAAGGTAGCACCAGAGCAGATGCTGAAAAAAACTCAGGTAACCGCAGCCAAAGAGCAGATGCTGACCATGGGGTTGTCACCACTCGACCATGCTGTCACCTACATTTGCAAGCAGTGGGATTTGAAACTAATCACGCTGCCAGCCGTTAAAAAGATTCTTGAACCACTGATGATGCGGATTGCGCCCGACCTGTCGACACAGAAGCGTAACTTTATCATTCAGCGCAAGTTCATGGAGCTTACCCAACAGGCAGCCAAGGGTAAGAAGTTCAAGGTAGATGGGGCTGCCATGCGTGTTTACACGTTCCCTGACGTTATATCAGAAGGCGGACTGTACCTGCTGTCTGATAACGCTAAAGAAATGTATGAAGAAGTGCAGATATACAGAAATCACGCACTTGAAGAAATGGTGCGGATACAGCCAACAATAATTGAAGAACTGGAAAGTGAGGATAAGTTATGAACGGACAAATCTCTTACAAAGTGGAGTTTCAGAACAACGTCATCAAGCTGACCCGGATGCGTATGCACAACGGTCAGTGGATACCGGACACGCTGCCGGTTCTGGTGACCAACTCCGAATTTGAAATGCGCGACATACCCGCCGTGTTCGAGGTATCTGATCTGCGCAAGCAAGGCATAGTGTAGTCTGGTCGACTCCGAAGGTGGGTGTTCTGCCATCCACCGTGTAGTTGTGTACACGAACCAACCCGGCCACGATGACATGGCCAGTCATTTTCACATAAATTGTCTGTATGGCCGGGATGCAGAACTCATAATTCTAAACTAAGAGGACGTTTAAATGAACGCTACAGAGCAGTTTGAGCAACAAATGATAGAAGAAGAACTCAATGCTAAAGCAAGACAGGTAGGTGGTGACCACTACCAGATGCCAATCCAGCCGATTGAGTTCATCCAGAAGAACAATATTCCCTATTGCGAGGCTAACGCCATCAAGTACCTGTGCCGTCACCGCAAAAAGAACGGCGCTGAAGACCTGTTAAAGGCCAAGCAGTACATCGACTTTATCTTGGAGCATGAATATGGCGCACGTTAGACCTTACACAGCCGATGAAGACCGTTTTATCCTTAACTATACTGATGAGGGATGGCCAATACAAAAGATAGCGTTCCGGCTGGGGCGTAGTGCAGACGGTGTGGGCAAGCGCTTACAGCGTTTAAACGAAGCCGGAATAGACCGGGAGTACCAGAAAAAACTGCACAGACTGGCGATAGGGTTTATGACATGAAAATAAGTAATGTAAGGAATACAGTAGTGCCAGTAGCCTACCCATTCTCAGCACCGCACACCATTACGGTCTATCCTGATGCTATGACGCCAACGTGCGGCAGGTCGAAGATTGAGAGGCGAATGGAGCGTTATGGAGCGCGTATTACCTACGAAGCAATGGTGAAGCGATGAAAATTGAAGAACTAAAGATGGAAGCAATGGAAGAACGTGAAACTAATGTTGAGCTATCAGAACAGTTAATGGCTTTGCAAGCAGAGCGTGACGTGCTGAAGGAAAGCCATGCTGAACTGATGACAACACTTGAGGACATTCAAAGC